CATTGAACATAGCATCGAGGTCATCGAATCTTTTGGCGTCCTGGGATGCGATTCCGTGCTCCATGAGACTGGGGCCAGACCTGCCTTCAAATAAATATAGGTGTCTTGAAGAGAGGTGCTTGACCAAGAAGTAACTTGCACCACCTCGGGCAAAATATGCCATATGCCACGCGATCTGATGAGGAGAAATTTTAACAGCATTGTTTTTTACTGTCTTCAATTCCAACCATATAGGCAAGTGATCCCAGATAATATGGACATCTGGAACACCGCCCCCATGTTTGTTTTCAATTCGGGTTGCGAAACATTTATTCGGTAAGCTCTTTCGGATCATGCTCCAAAAGTTCGCCTCTGGACCTTTGCTCATCTGGTGTAATATCCTTGTATTCTGCCTCAATCTCAAATGCCTGTGGATATTGCTTTCGAAGGTTATCCAACCTTGCAACAATTTGATCCCTCGTCATCTGATCAACTGTATTTATATTTTCTCTTCGATCTATTGTCAGACCACCCAAAGCTGATCTAATTTTCTCAGCGTTGATTGCCGCAGAAAATTGACCTGCTTCTTCTGCACCTCTTGATAACGCATAAAGTCTTTCAAGTTGACCGATGGTTGTGACCCCATATCGTCTTTCTCTTTCTTCTCTCAGTTCTTCGATGTACTCAACAACATGAGGATAATCCCGACCATTCAACAAAACAGAAGCTCTTTCATTTGCAAGTTCTGGTGAATATCCTGCCTGCCTTGCTGCTTCCGCATTTGAATAGATCCCTTCAACAATATTCCTTGCAAAAGTCATCTGTCGATTGGTTAATTTTCTGTCGTGTTTTTCTTCGACATCTTTTTTAATGCTTGGCATTCTTTTTTCCCAAATTGGTGCATACGAGAGGTGTATGCAAACTGTATTCAATATAGCGATATTTAGACCCTACATACGGTTTTTGTCAAATTTCCGGTTGGATGAAAGGGCATCAATAGGAACTGCATACGCTTGAAGTGTATGCAGCATACGCATTGCATACGCTCCGAGGTTCGAGGTTAAAGGTCTGAGAATAAACAACAAAACACCGATTGCATACGTTACATACGCTCAAAACACGTTTTTCAAAAAAAAAAAAACGAGAAGGGGGGGTCAAAAAGTGTATTAAGCAACTCAGCTGCTTGCACTTTTAACGTGCTTCAATAATTTTTTGAGTAATTCTATCTAATATATTTATCTCTTTCTTTTGTGAGTACCAATCTAATCCAAGGCAATATTCATCTATTGCAAAAGACAGTTGTATTACTTGCGGTTCAGTTAATTCTAATTTTATTTTTCTAGGCATTTAAAATCCTCCTGAGTTTATAATTTCATATTAACACATGATTTGTTTGTATTGCCTAGTCGAACAATTTTTTTAAATAAAAGTTCAAATCAACTTGACAAAAACACCCCATAGTGTATTCTTCGAAGCATAGTTTTTTAAAAGGAGATATAACTATGAACTTAGAAATGAAATCAATCAAGCACTTCGCATCTGGCAGTGAAGAAACATATTGCTACACGGCTGTTGTATATCTGGACGGCAAACCATTTGCTCATGTGAGCAACAATGGTCACGGTGGATCTGACAGTGTACACCATCACGAGAAGTCACCATTGATCAAGGTCAAAGGTGCGTGGGGCAAGAAGTTTGATGAGATAGAGAAGTACTTCGCATCACTACCTAAGCAGGATGTTGGCAAGTATGACTGGTGTCCTGAAGGTTTTGATCAGAAGTTTGAATACTGGTGCGCGGATCAAGTAACTAATTTCTTAGACAAGAAAGAGTTGAAAAGACGTTTGAGCAGATGTGTCGTTGCTCAGATCAAAGAGGGTGGAGACGTTAAGGTTGTTGAGTGGAACAAACCGAAGGGTAAACCTGACTGGCTTTTAAAAGAGATGATTAAAAAAGAATATTCAGACGCTACCATCTTGAATGATCTATCCGAAGCGGATGCTTTAGACATTTGGAGGACAGTGTAATGGACATCATCGAAAGTCTAAAAACTATTCACAAGACATTGGACGACCATCAAGGCAATGGTCGTCAATGGAACGAACTTAACAGAGCAATAGATCGGGTTGCCGCAGAACTTGGATACGAGTTCACAGCAAACGGCATTTTAGTTTGTGTCAAACCTGATAGCTTAACTGGGAGGATAGTGTAATGCCTAACTGGTGTATGCAAGAAGTTTATATTCACGGTGAGACGAGCATGGTTACTCATCTTTATTGGGAACTAAAAGAACGTCAGCGTTTTTGTGATGTGGTTCTCCCGATACCTTTAGAGGTTATCGGGCAACCATACGACGGCAAGACCACATCCCCTCAGTACAACTGGCGTTGTGACAATTGGAATACGAAGTGGGAGGTCACGAACATTGAGATTACGAAAGATATCTCACGCGATAATACTTTTTCGATAGACACATCTTTTTTCAGATTCACTTGTTGGACGGCATGGGATGCACCTATTCCTGTGTGGGAAGAACTGCATCGGTTGGGCATCGAAGTCCAAGCTGAGTACGAGGTCGAAGGTACGGATGATGTTGGTGAGTTCACGTTGGGTGAGCACCATTGTCGGAAGCTCACGGATGAAGAGATCAAGGAACGAGAAGCAAGATGGGAGGAAGAAGATGCATAAGGTAGATCCGATGGAGATTTTGTTGAGCGATATCTTTGACAAGGTGTTTTATAAAATAAACCCAAATGCAAAACCGTGTGACTATTGCGATGGGGATGGAGAGGTAGATATTGAAGTCTTCATCCCTCAGAACTTTGACCGAGATGTAGGGTACATCGACCATAAGAAAGTGGAATGCCCAGAGTGTTATGGCACTGGAGAGATGGAGGTCGAAGATGAGTAAGCGAGTTTTAGATTTACCAATGGGGCACACGTACATTGTGCTCCCGAATGGAGCGGCTGCTCAACTCAACTACATGGACGTGAACACGTTGCAAGTTGCGTTGGATCATTTGCTAGAGCATCTAGAAGATCTGGACGTGTCACGCGATCCGAGAGAAAGAGAGATGCATCAAATGGAATTGGATACCACAGAGTTTCTCAAAGAATTACTCGGATCGGTGGTGACGCCCCCGAAAAGGGAGATGATGAAGTGAGCGCATACTACAACGAGATAGATCCCTATGCTGCGGCATGGTTACGAAATTTAATTAGAGATGGTCACATTGCCGATGGTGTGGTCGATGAGAGGAGTATATCGGATGTCAAACCAGAAGAGCTTTATGAATTTACTCAATGTCACTTCTTCGCAGGGATCGGGGTCTGGAGCCATGCGCTCCGCTCCGCAGGATGGGAAGACGACAGACCCGTCTGGACGGGATCGTGTCCTTGCCAACCTTTCAGCGGTGCAGGCACTAGAAAAGGGATGGCTGACGAGCGGCACCTCTGGCCTCACTGGTTTCACCTCATCGAAGAGTGCCGACCTCCAACGGTCTTTGGAGAACAAGTTGCAAGCAAAGACGGCCTCGGTTGGATCGACCTTGTACAAGCTGACATGGAAGGATCGGACTACGCCATCGGGGCTTTCGATCTCTGCTCTGCGGGCTTCGGTGCACCGCACATCAGGCAACGCCTCTGGTTCGTGGCCGACACCGACAACCCGAGATCACAAGGGTGGATATCAGGGAGGTCGGATACGCAACGGCAAGATCAGCACGGACACGTTGGACGTAGCAGCACAACTGACAGGTTGGCCTACGCCGAGAGCGAACAAGGTGCATCCCGAGATCACGGAGGAGAACCAAGAGAAACTGGCGAACCGCAACAAATCCAATCTGGAGGAAGTGGTAGCGGTACTGTGGGGGTGGGCGACACCAACCACGGCGGATCACAAGGGAGCGGCGAAACCAGAGTCGGTCAAGGAGTGGAACACTCGGGGTCACAATCTGCCAGAGCAAGCACAGATGTCGGGGTGGACGACACCATCAGCGACAGACGGCACGAGGGGAGGAACTGGGATCACGGACGGAATGTCGGGGAGCAGCCTGACCCAGATGGCAAAGATGTCGGGATGGGCAACGCCCAACACGATGGACAGTCTGCCTCTTCGAAGCAAAGAAGCGATGATCAAGATGCACCAGACGACAAGAAAGAACAGATCGTTCCCGTGCAATCTGAGGGAGCAAGTATCTCCCGAGATGATCGAAGCGGTGATGGAGGCAAAGGGAGAGGTGACACCGAAACCCGAGCCTATGAGACTAACGGCTTCTGGGCAGATGCTGACTGGCTCTTATGCCGAGATGGAAAGTGGAGGCCAGTTAGACCCCAGTCATTCCCGTTGGCTCATGGGGCTACCGCCCGAGTGGGACGACTCCGCGCCTACGGAAACGCCATCACGGCGCAAGTCGCGCAAGGATTAATCGAAAGTTACATGGAGGTAAAACAATGACTAAAAGAAAAGGAAGACGACATAATGGACACAGAACAAATCCAAATGTAGTGGAAGGTGTAACCAACGCATCCTCACTCTTTGTGCCCACTGAAAAGAATTTTGAAAAGTGGAGCAGTCTAGATAGGAAGGTGAATGAAAACTTTCTGGTCAACAATGTCACGTTTGGTTCGGGTAACATGAACTTGAAGGACACCTATGGGGAGGCAGAGATGTCTAAGGCTTATACCCTAGCCAAACAAATTAGGGTTGGCACTGTACCCAAGTCTCCGAAGAGGCAGATGCTATACTTTGTTCGTGACATGGTGCACTTCTATAGATCGAATGGGTTTCATCGGTTGGCTGACACAATGGCAAAGGACATCCAGTTCTTTGATGTGAATGAGATCTTTGAGTATGTTTCCATAAACCTCGAAAACATTTTTCCAGAGCCAGAGACACCCCCTTCTACGGATGTGGTGCTACCTGCCCATAAGGTTGGCTTGTACTGTAATCTTCTTGAACAAAATGGTTGGGATGAAAAAAACCCTGACAAAAAAGGTGCGGAGGCAATGTACATTCTTTCTAATCTTGTGGACGATCCAGAAGATGAACGGTACTGCCGGATTTTTGAAGTTGATGTAATATATCGACCTGTCTCTACCGATACGATAGCGGACACCAAACCGTTGGAGGTGGGAACAGTTGATAGCATCAAGGGTACTATTACTCCATACGATGATACCATAGAGAAGCACAAACCGCTCATGATTCAGATGGCACAATTTGCCTGTGCTTTTTTACAAACCATAAACACACCGAGGTTCGTGGTTCAACGACAGCAAAAAATTCATCCCTTCCACAAGGCAAAGATAAAAAAGATGTTGGGTAAGTTTACTCCTGACAGTTGGAACTTAGTCCAGTGGAACGTAGGTGAACCAGTCAAATCGAAGGATGAAGAGACAAAGTCTGGTGGCAAGCAAGCCCTACACTTTCGTCGTGGGCATCCGAGGATGGCAGAGGAACACTGGGAGAAAGCTTATTGGAGCACGGTTCGCAATCGTTGGGAGCAGTACATCCATGGCTACGAAGCAGGCCACCCAAGATTTGGCATAAAGAAAAGTTATCATCTACCGAGAAAGGAGGTATGATATGATTGACGATAGGATCTGTATTTATTACGTCGCGGATCGCGTTCAGGAGATTCGTGACGGCGATGCAACAGCAGAAGAGTTCTTACGAGAGTTGAACCATAACATTGGCGTCAATACTCGAATTAAACGTAACAATCCTGATGCATTGGTGGCTGACTTGCCACCTATAGATGCGCCCAGGACAAAAAGAAAAAGGAGGAAATGATGTATGTAGTTACATGGTTGGAGGACATTGAGCCACTAGGGTTCTTAGAAATCAGTCAGCTTCCACACTGGGAACTGAAAGAGAATTGGTCTGAGGTTCAAGAGTTTGTAGCCAAACTTAAAAAGCTCGATAATGTTTTGACTTGGTCAATAAGTATGGTGATTGACGGAATGGATCACCATCTGTGCGAAGGGCCGCAGGGTCAAACAGAAAAAGGACTTTGGTTTGACAACATATCAAAACTATTGCCTGATTACATGAGCAACATGGAGGTATTAGCAACGCTCATGAACATTGCCAGTAAGTACTGGGACGCAGAAGACATGAAGTTAGGTGCAGAGATGATGGTCATGGCGACTGAAGATCTGCGTGAAGAAGTTATTTATAAACATTGAGGTACCAAATGAGAAAGAATACGAAAGCATATCAAGTATTATCAGAAGTAAGCAAAGACAAGGGCACGACTGTGCAGATAGCAGATCGGACTGCGGTCAAGCGGAGCACGGTTGCGTATTATCTGTCCACGATGAAGGGAAAAGGGTGGGTGCAGATGTCCCACATTTATCCTGTGGGCAACCCTTGTTTTGTCTGGGAGATCACGGACGAGGGCAAGCAACAACTTGGCTAAGTTTTTAGGGACTGTAAGAAAGCGACCTCAAGGTAAGTACCTGAAGTTGTTTTGCGAAGATTGTAAGTCGATGTGGGTTGCAGGAAGGTTTCCTATGTCCGTATCTAAAGTTGAAAAAATAATGGAAAGCAAATGCCTGATATGCGAGAGCACTAATCTTTCGGTATTTGATGATTTCCTGGAGGAACCAAAATAATGTTTAAACTATTTTACACGTTACTCATCATTGAGTACGTGGTCGAAGACCAAGGCGTAGCAACGTCTGTTATCTTCCCGAGTGAGAAAGCCTGTTACGATGCAATGGGCGACGGAGTGATGGATGATTTATATGATATCCTTGCTGACACATATGGCAAAGAAATCATGATGTACTGTCAACGAACACCGTTCATGTCAGGTATAAAGAAACCTGATGTCACTCCGAAGGTGAGACCAGATGAAGAAGGTTAAACCCAGAATGAACAACTGGACTGAGTCACAGAAAGAGTGGCTCGGTTACAAACGCCGGATGTCAGTAATGAAGAAGAAGGATATCACTTTGGCTAAACCGCCTTGGGAGAAAGAACCTTTGGACAAGGAGAAGGTTAAAGATGGGAGATGAAGCACTCAGCCCCGCGCATAAGTTCGAGTATCGTTTTCTCAAACAACAAGTAGATAGACTGGAGGGGGAGCGATACAAGCATGATGCTCCACGTAATGTTGAACAGGACTTGTGGAAAGCAAGAGAAGACCTTAAACAGTTCGTATCAAAGTTACGATCTAATGGAGTGAAGATATGAGACAATGGAAGTACACGGTTGAAGACTACAGAAAGTGTGCCCAGAAAGGTCTTACAATATCCGAGACATCAAGGGAGCTTGGCATTTCTCGTCAGGCTGTGCATCAAGCATCCAAACAATACGACATAAACTTTCACAAGAAGGACAATCGTGGAGGTGCGAGGGATCTTAACAAAGTAACCTGGCACTAAAGAAGAGGGGGCGAAGCCCCCTCAGTATTCCAAAATTTTAATCTTTTCATCATGGAGCTATGAAAAGTACGAGCAGTGTAATTATGGTAACACGAAAAACTATTCTGGCAAATACTTTTTATTTACCCAGTCTGGTCCCTTGCGATATCCTCTGATTTCAACAGCCGACATCTTTGACCACCCTCTGCAAAAAGCCTTTGCTACATCTAAATTGAGGCCAGTCAGCTTCGCTATTTCTTTTGCAGCTGTTTCTTCTGATGCGTATCCAACACACCGTTCTTCCAATATTTTTGTTATACTGGGATCATAGTCAGCCATTGTCTAGCCTCCTCTCCAAGAACTCTTGCACCAATTTCTATCTTAGCTTGTAAAGATTTCACAATCTTCTCATCAATTGAACCCTCGGTTATAAGATCAATGTAAGTCACGTTGTTCTTCTGTCCAATTCTGTGAGCCCTATCCTCTGACTGCATACGAGTTTCGAGGTTAAAGTCATTTGCATAGTACACCACCAGGTTTGCTTCGGTCAATGTCAGACCGTATCCGGCGGTCTGTGGGTTGCCAACAAAGAACCGCAAAGGATGTTGCGGATTTTGAAAGTTTTGCACAATATTATTACGTTCCTCATCAGAAGTGTCGCCAAAGTATGCAGCAGCTGACCCGTATCCAAACTTTTTGTTGAGCATTTCTACGATTTGTTGGATGTCGTAACGGAACCGAGACCAGATGATTGCTTTGCCATCGTGTTCGTCCATAATTTCTGCAAGTGCATCCATTCTTTTGGATGGAAAGTATATCATCTCCCCATCATCTGTCTTCAAGTGACCAGAAAGTATCTGCTGTAGCCTGAGTAATTGTGTAATCACAGCAGGAGCCGAGGTCATTTCACCATCTTCAAACAAAACCATGGCATGACGCCGGATACTTTCGTACATTTGTTTCTGTTCTTTGGTGGTCGGCACATATCTGGCTGTGTAAATCTTTTCTGGTAGGTCAAGACAATCTTTTTTCAGAACTCGATATGAGAACTGGTCGATCTTTACTGTCAGTTCGTCTAGGTTTTTGAACCCAACGATCTGATTGAATGCTTGTGCTCCCATCTTCTTCCGCTGCAACACAGCGTATCGACCTTGGAATGCGTAGAACGAATCATATCCGAGAACACTCTTTTGTAGGAACTCAGCCTGGGAATAGATGTCAAGCGGACTTTTTGTTATCGGAGACCCTGTCAACAGTCTTTTGTAGTTGAATGCTTCTGCAATTTTGGTAAGACTTTTAGTGCGTTTGGCCTTGGGGTTCTTGATCGTGGTTGATTCGTCAATGGCAATCATTCCCCTCAAACCAAACGCACGACCCAACCACTCCCCCGCTTGTTTTCCTTTGACCGTGGAGAACGCTTCGACGTTCATGACAAAGATAGTCATTCCGTCAAACGGATCTTTCACTGATCGCATTTCTTTTGTCTGTGTCTTGTTGGCATTTGCCACCCACCGAATCACTCGAACAGGCACATCATCAGACATATGCTCTGGAATTTCTTTCTGTACCCAGTTGCGGTACACACCTTTTGGTGCAATGATCAATGCAAAATTTATTTTGTTCTGCTGATAAAGCATCCCGATATTGTCTATTAAAACCTTAGACTTACCGGTTCCCATCTCCATAAAGTAACCAAAAAACTTCTTGTGTCCACCAAGATCCAATGCAGTCTTTTGATGTTTATATGGATTTGTTTTAAATTTATACTTGCAATTCATACAGAACTCCCTATGTTGTATTATACATGGATCAAATGATCTATAATTTCAACCCTGAAGAGGAAAAAAACTTATGACTGATATATTCGAAGACTACTTTGACGACGGCGAGGCTCTCGCCAATGTTGAGTTTGCAAGTGCAAAGCAACTCAGTGACCTGGTTCGCAAGCTGCGCAAGGTCGAAGATCAAATTGCAGATGCAGAACAATACTTGAAGACTATAAAGGCAGAGAAGCACAGGCTCTCTACCGAAAACATTCCGGCACTTATGGATGAGATGGGTATGGAACGCATTGACGTTGACGGTTTGACCGTTGAGCGTAAGATGATTGTTTCTGCTTCTATTCCACAGGATCGCAAGGAAGAAGCTTTCGCATGGCTACGTGAGAACGGACTTGATGATATCATTAAGAACGATATCACTTGTTCATTTGGCAAAGGCGAAGATAATCTAGCAGGAGACGTTGTGGGTATTCTGCGAGAGAAGGGTTTTGATCCATCGACCAAGACCCATGTGCATCCATCCACATTGAAAGCGTTTGTAAAAGAACGTGTGACAGATGGTAAACCAATCGACCTCGATATGTTCGGGGCATTTATTGCAAACGCAGCACAACTACGGAGGAAAGTGTAATGGCAAATGCAGTAGCGAAAGCAAAAGGTGTGGAAGTAAGCACCGATGTAATGGATGATATTTTTGAAACAGCAGGAGACGGTGCCGCATTCGACAGTTCCGAAATGCAAATACCGTTTGTTCGCATCCTTCAAGCAATGTCACCACAGTTGAGTAAGAAAAAGCCTGAGTACATTGAGGGGGCAACACAAGGTGATGTGTTCAACACAGTCACAAGCCAGTACTGGGATGGAGATATTGGGATCACAGTGGTTCCGTGCTACCAAACCACAAAGTATCTGGAGTTTGTTCCACGGGAACAGGGCGGTGGTTTTCAGGGTGAGATCCCTGCCAACGATCCTGATCTCACAAAGACTACTCGGGAGGGTGCAAGAGAGATTTTACCCAACGGTCACGAGCTTGTTCGTTCTGATCAACATTATTGTCTTGTTGTTGAGGAAGACGGTTCGTTTCAACCTGCGGTCATTGACATGAAGTCAAGCCAGTTGAAGGTGAGCCGACGTTGGAAAACTCAGATTGCAATGCAGAAAGTAAAACACCCGAAGTCTGGACAGATGGTAACACCTGCTGTCTATGCTACGGTGTGGAGGATCTCTACTACTGAAGAGTCAAATGACCAAGGTACGTGGGGCAACTACCAAGTAGCTAAAGAGGGCTTGGTAAATTCGCGTGATCTATTGATGGAAGCTAAAGCTTTTCGTGAGTCGATCATGGCGGGTGAGGTTAAAGCTGCAAAAGAACCAAGTGCTGATGGTTCTTTAGATGGGGATAACGAAATCCCATTCTAAGTAGCAGTTTTGGGGGCACGGGGTTTTACTCTCCTTTTTTCCCTGTGCCCCCATCCAACCTCAACAGGAGCAGAATATGTCAACAGCGAAGAGACTGATGTCTGTGTTCGAGGGTTCACAGAAAGGCCACGGTCAAACCACTGTGGGTCGGATAGGTCGAAACGGTAAAGCGGATGCAAAGAGTTTCGTGATCCGAGGATCGTTGACAGATGATATAGTACAGGGACACATTGATGGGACACAAGGGATCGGGGCGATACCGATCAAGTCTGGAGACATTTGTAAGTTTGGAGCATTGGATATAGACGTATATGATCTGGATCATAAAGCTCTTAACAAAAAAATACATCAACTAAAACTTCCACTACACCACTGTCGATCCAAATCCGGCGGTGCTCATTTGTTTTTATTTTTAAAGGACTGGGAGCCTGCTGCTCTGGTCCGTGAGATATTATCCGAGATGGCTTCTGCCATCGGGTTCTCTGGTTGTGAGATCTTCCCAAAGCAAGACACAATCATTGAGGACAGAGGAGACTTGGGCAACTTTATAAACTTACCATACTTCAACGCAGAAGAAACAATGCGATATTGTTTTGACAAGAAGTGCGAAGCCATGGATCTTGATACGTTTCTAACAAGCGTTGAAAAGACAAAAGTCTCGATGGCAGAATTAAACGAGATGTCTTTTGCAGGAGACCGAAAACATTTCGGGGATGGTGCTTATTGCTTGGAGTTGCTTTCAAGTCTGGGCAAGGTCACAGAAAACAGGAACATCTTTCTGTTTGCGGTGGGTGTGTATTGTAGAAAGAAGTGGACGGATGATTGGAAGAAGCACCACGAAGAGTATAACCGATTGCTTTGTCAGCCTCCTCTTCCTGCATCCGAGGTCATGCAGCTACAGAAATCTTTGGAGAAAAAAGATTACTTCTACCAGTGTGACATCTGTCCTTTGAAAGATCATTGCAACAAAGAGATATGTAAGACTAGGAAGTACGGCATCGGTAACGACGGTGCGGACACCCCAAAGGTCGATGCACTTACTATCATGCAATCAGAACCACGTTTGTATTTCTTAACTGTCGATGGCGGAAGACTGGTCTTGTCTACGGATCAACTGCAACATCCATCCTTGTTTCAGAAAGCTTGCATGGAACAACTAGACATCATGCCACCAGTTCCCAAGCCTGGGGATTGGCAGAAGCTGATAAACTCAATGATGCAAACAGCGACGAAGTTATCTGTAAGCGAAGAACTTACCTACGCCGGACAGTTTAAAAATCATTTACGCGACTATTGTACCAGTCGCATAAGAGCCATGGCTCCCGAAGAGATAGAGATGGGCAAGCCATGGACTGAGAGAGGGACAACTATGTTCCGTATCGAGGCTTTGATGGAGTACCTCAAGAACAGAGGGTTTACTCAATACACCAGGGCACAGGTGCAAGATCAATTGAAACAACTGAACCATAACAATGAGTGTCATGGAACTAAGAACATTAGACGAGACGATGGTAGAAGAACATCCATCCGTGTTTGGTGGGTTCCTGAATTTGAAGACATGTCTGTAGAAATTACTGCCGAGGAGAAAACTGATGAAATCCCGTTCTAAATTATTACGAATAGGCGAGGTGTCGGAATGGCTAAACATCTCGCGTTCCACCATTTACAAGTGGGTTAATGATGGAGAGTTCCCAGAACCTGTGGTTCTTGGGCAAGACGATGGCAAACGTAGTGCCACTCGATGGAGAGAAGAAGAA